AGCAGTCCTGACGCCTCGTTCACCAACAACCCAGGGAATCCGGTTGATGCTGGGAACTTCACTGGGCTAGGTGTTTTTCACAACGTCGGTGAGGGCGGGATCACGTTCGACGATTTCTCTACACAAGAGATCGGTGGCGGCGGTGGTGGCGTGATCGTCAATCCAATCACAGGCAGAGGCGGCGCAGCAGCGCAGCCGATTCACTAGAGGGATTTCCATGAGAAACCGATTCGCTGGCTTTGCCGGCGGGGTGATCCTTTGCCTATTGATGGCGCTGCCGGCTCGCGCTTCTTACGTGGGCGAGTATGCGGTTGGCGAAACCGCGGTCTGCGGATTCTTCAACACGTACCAGCCTTCGACGGGCGCTTCGTTCACGCTCGCTTCGGAGGCCGTTGATGTCTACAAGGGATCGAGCGCGACGCAAGACGCCGACGATAGCGGCCTGACGATTGACGACGACTTCGACGGCGTTACCGGCTTTCATCTGGTCTGCGTCGACACGTCGGCAGACGGCACGTTCTACAGCGCGGGCGACAACTTCACCGTCGTTCTGACCGCTGGCACGGTCGATAGCGTTTCGGTCGCGGGCACGGCGGTGTTGTCGTTCTCGCTGGCGCAAAGCTCCTCTTTTGCTCGCCTCGGCGCTCCAGCAGGCGCCTCAGTGTCGGCCGACATCGCGGCCATCGAAGGCCAAACGGATGACATAGGCGCTGCGGGCGCCGGCCTCACTGCTATAGATCTGCCGAATCAGACGATGGACATCACGGGCACGCTCACGACGGTGAGCACAGCGACCGCAGTGACGACGGTGAACGGGCTGGCAGCGGGTGTTGTGACGGCCGCCGCGGTGGCGAATGGCGCTATCGACGCAGCCACTTTTGCAGGCGACGTGGACGCGGAAGTCCTGAGCTACATTGTGGACGATGCCACGCGCATCGACGCGAGCGAGCTCAACGGGGACATTGATTCGCTGACGTTCACCGTGGCCGGTTACGTCGATGCGAACATGCAAGGCATCAGCGGCGACACGGCTGCGGCCGATGCGCTTGAGCTGCAATACGACGCCACGGCTGGCGCGGTGCCAAGCACCGGCATTGTGGATCGCGGAACGGCACAAGCTGCGGACGCCACGACGCTGACGATACGAGCGGCCGCAGACATCGGTGATGCAGCCGGCAATACGCTCCTGATCACGGGCGGTTCTGACGGCGTCGGCCAATCCGTCGTGATTGCCAGTAGCTCAGGCGACGTGCTGACGATTGCGGCCTGGCCGGACACAACCCCGACCGGGACCATCACCTACGAGTTGTGGGGCACGGCTGCGGGATCTGCGGGTGACGGTGCCACGGCGCAAGAAGTATGGGAGTACGGCACACGCACGCTGACCGCTCTTGACGAAGACTCCACGACGATCGACTTGACTGCGAGCTTCGTTGGTGGCGTGACAACGTTAGACGAAGACACCACGGTTATCGATCTGAACTCGAGCTTTGTTGGCGGCGTGACGGTCTTTGATGAAGACTCGACGACGATCGACATCAACGCTACGACGATTGGCACGGTTACGACTGCGACCAACGTCACTACGGTCAACGGTCTTGCCGCCAACGTCCTCACAGCTGCCTCTGCGGCATCCGATCTCACGACCGAGCTGCAAAACGGGCTAGCGACAGCAACCGCAGTCGATGCGTTGCCGACGAATGCCGAACTCGCTACGGCGTTAGGGACGGCAGACGACGCGACGCTGTCGGCGGTGGCCGATCTGTCGGGCAACCTGACGATGATTGCGCTGCTCGACTCGGCGTTCTTGAATTGCACTGTCAACACAGCGAACTTCGCCGGTTCATCGACCACGCTTGCGTGCATCGTGACTGATCGTGATGGTGGCGCGGTGACGCTGGCGAGCGGGGATCTGACGGGTCTGGAAGTCAGGGTGACTTCCGGTGCGCAGATTTACGAGGGCCGCTTCATCAATTCCACAACCTGGGATGGAGGCAACTCGGAGCTACAGATCACGCTCAGTCGTGCGCTTCCCTCGACGCTTGCGGATGCGGTGACCGCCGTTATTCGGTGATCCATGCCGGCACCGGAAATTAGCGGATTCGGAGACGGGGCGCACGCAGCGGGGTCAGTCGGACTAACCATCGACGGCGGCGGGTTCGGCGCGTTTCCGGGTAGCGTTTGGATCTACGAGAACGACGACCTTACCGGGGCTGCTGACGAGATCACGGTAGGGTCGTGGAACGACATTCAGTTAACCGTTGATATTCCCGCTTCGCTGAACAATGCGGCAGGTACGTGTTACCTGTTCGTGATTCGCGAGGACTTGGCGTCTAGCAACGCTTTCGAGTTCACGCTTGAGGCTGAGACCGCCGACCGAGAGGTCAATGCGGTCGTTGCGTCGATTGCGGCCACGGCGCACGCAGCGGTGGTGGTTCGGGGCGGAAGTCGGCAGGTTCAGGCTGAGCTTGCGTCCATATCGGTCACTGCGCCTGATGCAACGGTGACGCGCGGTGGGGCGGTCATTTTTCTCTCTCGAGATCGAATCTACACAGTGCGCGGTCCGACGACGTTCGTCCGCGTGGCTTAGGAGAGCACCTTGGCGCAAGGAGATGTGACCATATTCGACCAGTTTCTGGTCGACCTGGCCGAGAAGCTGCACGACCTCGAGAACGACGAGTTCAAAGTCGCGCTAATCACGGATGCCGTCACGCCTTCCGCAACCACGAGCGATCCTCGATGGGGCGCTGGTGGCAGCACGAACTTGAGCTCGAGCCAGGTGATTCCTGGCGGCACGTATTCCACAGGTGGGGCGGCCATCACGAATCCGGCCGTGACTCTCACGGGTGGGCTGGCCATGTTCGACGGGGATGACGTGAGTTGGTCGCAGGACGCCAGCAACCCCACCGATGCGGCTCTGGGGATCGTCTACAACAACACCGACTCCGGCAAGCGAGCCATTGGTTACGTTGACATCGGCGGCGAGTTCGACATGACGACCGGGGCTCTGAGCATTGCTTGGAGCGCGAGCGGGATTATCAGGATCAACCAGGCTTAGGCATGCCGACGGTTCGCGACAAAGACCCCGACGTCGATGAGACGTATGCGATCGACTGGACGCAGCAACTCATCATGGAGGCGCTGCGATCGTTCGATCTTGCAGAGGGCGTGACGGTACGGGCTCAACGCGATACTGGCTGGTACTACGAATGCACAACCGCAGGGCGCACAAGCGCCCATTACCCGCAGTGGCCAAGGGCTTCGGGTGAAACGGTTCAGGACGGATCGGCAGTGTTGACTTGTCGGCATCCTGACGATGCCGAAGTGCCGACAGTCTCTAGCGTCACTTGGACCGTAGACAGCGGGATTACGAAAGACTCGCAGAGCGAGAGTGGCCGGCTCGCGATTATCACGGTCTCGGGCGGGACGGACGGAGTTGACTACGATGTCTTGTGTCGCATGACCCCAACGGTCGGCAACGTCATGGAGCAGACCATCACGATTCCGGTGAGGGCGCAGTGATCAGCTTGGACATCCGTGTGGACGTTCGCCAGGCGGAGCGGCTCTACACGAACCTCAAACGCAATGCGGTCAAGAAGGCTGCTGCGCGGGCGATCAACGACACGCTGATCACCTTGCGGGCAGAAGGCGCTCGAGCGATCAAGCGGCAGCATCCGGCGTTGAGTATCGGAGCGATCAAGAACGCCATGGTCATGAAGCGGGCGTTCCCGACATTGCTCACTGGCAGTGTCAACACCACTGGCAAGCCGCAGACGCTGCTGCTGTTCGCGCCCAGTGGGGGAGAGGGGCATAGACGCAGGGTAGGGCCGCGTGGACAGGTGTCCCTGATACGCACCAGCAGGCCCCTCACTGCACGCATTGGTACGCAGCGCAAGGTCATGCAGATGCAGGGACGTAAGGCGTTCCGAGTGCTGCGATTTGGTAACGAGATCTTCGTTCGTCGCTTCGCTCGAGGGCGGCAGATACGGAGGCTTCGAGGGCCTTCCCTGCCAGGCGTGTTCAGGGCGCAGCGTGCGCTGTTTCAGTCGATTGCCAATACGCGCTGGCCTATCAACTTCAGGGCTCGGATGGCCTATGAGATTCAGCTTGCTAAGCGGTAGGACGAGCATGGAACAGGGCAAGCAGGGGTACGGGCTCGTTCGCTTTCGTAGAACCGTAGCGGAGGTGCGCAGGCTGCTGCACCAATTCGAGCGGGTCCTTCCCGGCAAGAGTGTTGCGGACGGCACCGCGTGCGGCGGATTTCGATGCTTTCGCCGCTCACAGGCCACACACGAATGACGATCGCTGCGGCGCCTGTTCACCTGTCGCTCGGGACTTGGGCGACGGCGCTGGAGGTCAGTCGGGACGTGCTGCGGCGGGTGCTAACCGAGGCTGGGGTTCAGCCGGCCGGCAAGAAGTCTGGGCATCCGGTGTACGCGGCGAAGGCCGTGGTCGACGCGTGGGTCAAGCACCTGACTGGCGGTGAGGCGGCAGACCCGGACGCTCTACGCCCGTTCGAGCGAAAGGCCCACTACCAGGCCGAGCACGAAAAGCTACGGCTGCAGGTCGAGCGCGGCGAGCTCGTGCCGTCGATCGAGGTGGAGCAGGGGCACGGGCGGATTTTCGCGATCGCGACCCAGGCGTTTGACACACTGCCGGACGTGCTCGAGCGGGACGTCGGCTTGAGCCCTCTGCAACTGGTGCGCGTCGAGAAGCATCTCGACGAGACTCGGGAGGCGCTTTACCAGGCCCTGATCGAAGGCGAGGACGATGGCGCTGATAGCGCCGCTGCGGACCGAGCTTAGCGTTCGTCGGGCGACAGCGGTCCGGGTTCGAGCTCCGCGGCGCGTCAAGCCTTCGGATGCGGCAGCGGCGGTTCTTCGAACGGAGAAGGGGCCGTGGCGCCCAGAGCTGACGCCGTACTTGCTCGAGCCTCTGGACCAGCTCGGCAGTCGTGAGTATCGGTCGGTGATCTTCGTCGGGCCTGCGCGGACCGGCAAGACGATGACGCTGATCCTGGGCGGGATCGCGTACGTCGTGACCTGTGCTCCTGGGGACATGCTCGTCGTGCAGATGAGCCAGGACGCTGCTCGAGATTTCTCGCGCATGGACCTTGACCGGGCGATCCGGCACAGCCCGGAGCTGTCGTCGAGGTTGAGTCCGAGGGCTCGGGACGACAACACGTTCGACAAGTTCTTCCGGTCCGGCATTGCGTTGAAACTCGGCTGGCCGGCGGTGAGCCAGCTTTCGTCGAAGACCTTGCAGTACGTGTTCCTGACCGACTACGACCGGCCGGAGAACGCGGGCAACGTTGACGGTGAGGGACCGTTGTTCGACCTTGCGTCGAAGCGGACCGAGACGTACATGAGCCGCGGCAAGACCGTGGCGGAGTCTTCGCCGGGCGAGGACTACACGGACGCCAAGTACGTGCGGCGGGGGAATGAGGCCCCTCCGGCACGAGGGATCTTGTCGCTCTACAACTCGGGCACACGGGCGCGGTGGCACTGGCCGTGCCAGCACTGCGACCAGCACTTTGAGGCGGCGCCGGGGCTCTCGTGCTTTCCGATGCCGGAGTTTGATGAACTGACCGAGCTCGTGAAGCGCTCGGACCTGATGAGCCTGGCGGATCAGTTCGCGCACGTCATGTGCCCGCACTGTGGGGGCTAGCACGATCCGACGCACCGAACGGCGATGAACACGCCACGGCTCGACGGGGATCGTATTCGCGGGGCCACATGGCTGCACGAGGGCGAGTCTCTGGTCGACTGCAAGCTCGACGGCGAGCGGCGTCGATCGAACAGCGCGAGCTACTGGCTCGGCGGAGTCTCTGCGGCCTATCAGACCTGGCCGAGCATCGTTCACGCGTACCTTGCGGCGGTTCTGACGTACGTTCGTACGGGCGACGAGGGGCCGCTGAAGAAGACGACGAACACGGACCAGGGGGCGGCGTACCTGCCGAGGTCGGCGGTCGCTCGGCGTGGGGCTGACCACTTAATGCAGCGGCTCGAGCATTGGGAGCGCGGTACGGCTCCGGCTGGCGTTCGGTTTCTCACCGCGGCGGTCGACGTCCAGGCGCACAAGTTCCGCGTGAACTTCTTCGGCTGGGGCGAGGGGCTTCAGTCGTGGCTGATCGATCGGGTTGAGATTTCGCGAAGCCGCAGGCCGGAGGGCGATGGGTTTGCGGGGCTCGATCCTGGGGCGTACGTCGAGGATTGGGACATCCTGATCGACGAAGTGATCAACCGCGAGTTTGCGGCCGAAGGGACCGGCGAGCGGCTGAAGCCGTTGATAGTAGGGTGCGACTCCGGCGGCCGTGAGGGGGTCACGATCAACGCGTACGAGTTCTGGCGCCGGCTGAGAGGCAAGGGTTTGCAGCAGCGGTTCCGGCTGGTGAAGGGAGACCCGAATCTGAACGCGCCGCGCGTAAGGGAGACTTGGCCGGATGCGAGAGGCAAGCAACGCGGGGCCGGGAAAGGCGATGTCCCGGTTCTCATGCTCAACGTGAACCTGATTAAAGACGGCGTGTATGGGGATCTGTCGCGAGAGGTTCCTGGGCCAGGCTATTGCCACCTACCTGATTGGGTTCCAGAAGCGTATTTCGACGAGATCACGGCTGAGATTCGGACTCCGAAGGGTTGGGAGAAGGATGATTCCCACCAGGCGAACGAGGACTTCGACCTGCACGTCTACAACCGGGCGATGGTGATTCAGCTTCGCGCCGAGTCGATTGATTGGGCGAAGCCGCCCGAGTGGGCGATGGAAAGCACGAAGCGCTTGGAAGCGATCAAGTCGCGCGAGCAGGAACGGATTCGGCAACGAAGCCCGGACCGTCCGCCGCGCACCAATTTTGTGACGCAATGGCGGTGAACACATGGCACTAACGGTTGCAACGATCCAGGCGAGCGGCCGCGGCGACGTTCGCGTCTATTCCGGAGGTCTCGGCGACAACGACAACGACGTTGTTGTTCAAGCCGACGACGTGTCTTGGTATCGCACGTTCGACATCACGTCGACTGGCGGAGCAGCTGACGTGATCGTCTCTCTCGACGGGACCAACTACCACACGTCACCGATTTCCATGTTCGACCTCGGCAGTGCGAGCTTTGCGACGGCGGTTGTGGTGACGGCGGCGAATCGTGTGTATCGGTTCACCGGGTGCTTCGAGAAGATCCGCGTCATGCAGAACGGCGCGACGGACGTGGCCGACGTCATTTTGCGGTGCTATCGGTAGTGAACATCCCGAGCTCGCTCACGGCCGGCGACACCTGGAGCTGGACCGCCGAATATGGCGACTACCCAGCCGGAACGTGGACCGCTACTGCCTATTTCGAGAACTCGGCGGAATCGTTCGAGGTTTCGTCAAGTGCTGACGGAACGGCGCACGCATTCGCAGAAACGGCCGCGATTTCGGCAGATTTGGGCGCTGGAAAGTACCACGTCAGCGTTCGGGTCACGGACGGTTCGTCGTCGTACGTCGCTGAAACCGGCTGGTGCGAGGTCAAGGCAGATCCAGCGGCAGCGGCGAAGGTCGATCACCGTTCCTGGGCGCGGCGCACGCTCGATGCGGTGGAAGCGTTCATCGAAGGAAACGCGACAACTGCGCAGCAATCCATGAGCATCGCGGGGCGCTCTATCTCGCGCTGGTCGATTTCGGAGCTGATGCAGCTGCGCAGCGAGCTTCGCGGCGAGGTCCGGACGGAGGAGCAAGGCTCGTCCGCAGGATTGGGGCGTGACATCAAGGTGAGATATGGCGCTCCGTAACCGAATCGCGCAAGCGTGGGCGGTGCTGCGCGGCAAGTCGTACGGTCAACGCATGTACGCGGGCGCGCGCGCGTCGCGGCTCACTGCTGACTTTCAAGCCGGCAACACCAGCGCTGACTCGGAGCTGTCGAGCAGCCTCACGGCGCTCCGCTCGCGCTCGCGCGCGCTGTGCCGCGACGTCGGGTACGCGAAGCGCGCGAAAGCCTTGGTCGTGAACAACGTTATCGGCACCGGAATTGGAATGCAGGGTCAGGTCTACACGACGCGCGACGAGCTGAACTCACGCGTCAATGACGAGATCGAGGCGGTGTGGGCCGAGTGGGCCTATGCCGACCACTGCCATACCGGCGGGCGCCTGGACTTCGCGATGCTCGAGCGCACGCTGATGGCGCAGGTCTTCGAGGCTGGCGAGGTCATTGTCCGCAAGCACTATCGGCCGTTCGGGAAGTCACAGATCCCCTTTGCGTTGGAGATCATAGAAGCGGAGCGGATCGCCGACGACTTCTATGGCTTGCCGACGCTTTCGCGCA